ATTGGAGTAGGACTTTCTGACGTTTCATTAGAAAGATAAGCTTGAGCAGTAGTATTAAAAACTGTGTTTTTCGTAAACAGTTTAATATTACTATAATTTTCAGAAGTTGTAACCCTACCAATTAATTTTTTATCTTCAATAAAAGAATATGTATTCGTTGTATTATTAAAATCTTCGTAAGTCCCGATAGATTCCCCATTAGCCATGTTATTTTTCAACCAAGTTAAATCGGTAAATGGGTATGTATCTAATGTGTTTTTTTCTGAAGTTTGGCTATCTTTTAAAAATTCTTTTACATTTTTTACTAAAGGTAAATCTGCCGATATTTTCTTAGATTCTGATGATATTGTATCTATAGAATATATTTCATTATCATTTTTTAACTCATTAATCAAATATTCAGTATTATAAAAATCTCTTATATACCTTTGCCAACTTTCACCTTGTCCGTCATTTGAAATCTGTTTCATGTATTCAACTAACTTAGTAAATGTGTATTTGAAATTTTTTAAATTCTGATTTATTGTAATATCTTCAGGAGCAATTAAACTTAAATTTAAACTCTCTATATCTCCAAAAAATTTATCCACTTGATTTTTGGTTGCCGCGTCTGTTGGTATATTTCCGTAGTGTGAACTTATAAAAGTTCTTTCAAATAATTCATAAAATATTTTAATAGCATTTAAATCTTGGTATGGTGCCTGTTTGAAGGGAAACTCAACAGTACTTGATGGTACGTATTTTGTAACGTCTGAAGGATTGTCATATGAGTAATTACTTGTTGGTTTTTCTTTTTCCAAACTAGCTTTAATATACGACTCAACAAAACCAACTTCAGGCCAAATTTTATAATCATACGCATTTGTCTGTTGAATGTATCTAGCGTCTCCAGGGTATTGTATTACATACAATTCTGAATTATTTTCTTGTTTTTCTAAAGTAAAATATAATGGCCAAGGATAAACAACATTATCACTATTAAGTTCCGTACTAGATTTTTGTAATGCTTTTTGAGCGTCAACTGAAAAGTTTTTATTTTCAGGAATAACAGCTAACAATCTATTTTTATTAGATTTTACGTTCCAAGCGTCTGTATGTGTTTCATCCATTAAACGATAGAACGCATCCGCACCGGCTAGTATAATTGCAAAAATATTTCTAATTGTTGGTTTAAACCCTAAACCTCCTGATGCCGGGCTTTTTAATTGTTGTTGTGCGTAAAATTTAGTTAATTCATCTTCAATGACTTTTTGTTTAGCCTCTAAACTCTTATTCATGGAGTCTAACTTATCTAAGTAAGAATTTTTTACATAGGTTCCATCACCAATAGTTTTATCACCAAAAACTAAATAATCTGGAGTATCTTCAACCCATTGCCCATTTTCATCTTGGACTTTAGTTTCAAAAACTGCAGTTAATGTTTCATCACTCAAAAATTTACGATACTCGTCACTATTTGTAGTTGATAGTTGTCTATTATACCTAGCAAAGTATGTGTCTCTAACATCTGTTTGATTTTTTTGCCAAATATTAAAATCTAATTTTTTAATAACGTCTTTTTGGTTTTTTATTAAAGTATTAATTTGATACTTAGCATTTGCATTTTCACCAAATGATGCGTTATTTTTTAAATTATTTGTATAATTTTCAATTCTTGCTTTAATCTTAGTTTTAAAATCTTCTCTTGATTGGAATGTAACATCTTTTCTAAAAGGGTAGTAGATTTCCCCACCGGCAACGTAGTAACTAGTTCTATCGCACACCGTTGATAACGCATACTCATAAACTTCTTTATTAAGTTTACTTAAGTTTTCAGAAAAATCTTGTAAATCATTTAATTTAGTAAAATCTTCTTGTTTAGTTAAATCCGCTTTTAGTGCTGTTTTATAATTTTCAACTTTTAAAACAAAATCCTCAATTGATAAATGTGGAAAGGTTTCAGGTAATAACCCTTTTCTTTTATATATTTTATAAACCTCATCTAACTTTTGTCTACCTTTATATGTGTTAAAAAAACTTTTATTACCATTGGGTTCTGTTACCGTTATTTGTGTGTTATACATTTTTGGTGCGTTAACAGCATACGCCAATGGAGTGTCAAAAAGTAATGCAGTAAATTTACCAATTAACTTTAATGAAATATTATAATTCCCACTATCAGCATCAAATGACGCATTAAAAGACATAAGAGATAATCTATATCTAACGGCCTTTCCGTAATAACCTTTAAGTGTTAAATAAAATAATGGGTATGGAAAATTAAAAAATGCAGAATATAAAGAATTTTCACCTTGTTCAAATAATGACCTTCCTTGTATGTCTACAAGTTCGATGTTAACTTCAGGGACACCAGTTCCTTTTATATTAACCTTAATTGATTTAATCCCTAATAATTGGGTGTCTTCGTATTTCCCAACAGAACGTTCAAATGTTTTTCTACCTTCAAAATTTACAACTTTTTCTTTGTTTTGATTAATTGCAACACCTTGTCTTGAACCTTCACCGGTTAATTGGTTGGACCAACTAGTGTCAAAATCAGACTTCCCTCTTGGTTTTAAAAAATTAATTTTTAAATCTTCTTCACCCCCAAAAATAGTTGCAATGGTTGTATTAACTACAGGGTCGGTAAAACTTTGACCTATAGCTAATTTTGTTCTAGGTATAATAAAAGTTTCTAAATTGGCGTAATAAACCAAATCTTCATGGTCAACCAATCGTTCTTCATTCTTTCCTTCTGAATTATAGACTTCATTAGGATTAACAATAACTATATTATCGTATTCGGTTTCAATAAATATTTTTTTATTTTGTCTTTGTCTAACGGCCATAATAGAAAATGTGTGTATCTAAAGCCGCTTTATAATCTTGTAGTGATGCGGTTAATGGGAAAGGTATAATTAAAATTGTTCCATCAGGAATATTTTGTTCCAATCCACCATACATCGGGTTTGCGGCTAAAATCAACCAACCAAAATATGGTGTTCCATATTTTTCAAAACTTATTTTATCTAATCTACTTTTACCTGTTCTATAAAGATATTGTTGGTCCGATACTCTTGGTGGAATAGATAAAAATGGGACTACAGTTTGTTGCCCATTAATTAAAAAATCTTTATATCTGTTATAGTAATCCATTAATTAAATTTTTTTTTCAAGTTAAATTTATCACCTGATGAGTTTCTACTAGAGTAAATGTTTGTTAAATCCCTGTCATATGGAGACGTTGCCGGTACTTGAGATTCATACCACATTAATCTTTGCTTATCTATATTATAAGGCTTATAATTAGTAAATGTAGAATTAAAGTATTGAGTTTTAAAATCCTCTACATTTTTATCAACTATTGTTTTAGATGTTAAGTAAATAGATTGTAATCCCGTTTCGGGAGATTTTAATTTATTATCAAAGAATGTTTTCCATTTACCCTTATCTTCAGAGTTCGCGTTTGGTAACGCTTCATTTATAATAATATCGGCAAAACTATCGGGGTCATCACATATTGGTTTACCGAACATCATAAAGAATCTTGTTTCATTCTGTGTTGTGTTGTTATTTGGTAAGTACATGTCTTGTGTAAAGTTATCGCTATAATCATATACCCCCGTCGGTATTAACCCAAAGTCTATTAATTTTTGGTAATAAGTATTTAAATCATCTTTGATGAGGTAAGAATCTTGAATTAATTCTTGTAGTGTATCGACCGCAGTTGTTGGTTGGGTCACTTCAGTTGTTCCTGATACATTATATACAATTACAGAATTATTCTTTTTAATAAACCCGTCATGTGAATTGGAAACATAATTAATTTTATCTATTAAACTTACAAGAGTTAATTCGTTAGTGGATATTTGGTCTGAATATCCTTGTAACTCATACGCAATAACTTGAGCTCTATTATCGATTTCAATTTTAATTTGTCTTTTAATCTTTCTTATTTGTACGTCAATAAATGGTTCATTATTTAAACCTGCTAATAATGGACATAAGCCATTATCAACATCATTTTTAGTTTGGGTTGTTAAATTTTCAATTTTTGTTTGAAATGAATCTGAGTAACCAAAAATATTTGCAGTATTCGATAGATTACCGCCTAAACTATTAAAATAACCTTCAGTAAATTTTCTATCTTTTGTAAGAATTTGAAGACCTCCAAGTAAAAAGTCATCATTAACTTTAGATAACGTAGCGGTTGTAGTTTCAAAATACGATTTAGATATGTTTGCAAATTCTGTCATCACATCTTTATATTCAATCGTACCCGTAGTTTGTGTTGTATCTATATTTAAAACATTCGTTAACGTTTTACCAATAGTAACACCACCATTATTAATTTCGGGTCTTGGGGCCTTTGTATCAATAACATTTAATTCATCTCTTACTTGACTTAAAACTTGAGCATCGTAAACACTTAAATCTAAATTATCAGTAGCTTCAGCCCTTTCATCATACATTTCTGTATTCGCATAATAATTAAACGATAATGCGTTTTGTAATTTTGCAACAGGTCCCGCTAAGCCATGAGCACCAATAAATGAGAAACTAATGTCCACAGATGCAATCATTGGTTGTATACCTATACCTTCAGGGTTCAAGTCAAACTTACCATCGTCATATTTTAAACTTATCGAATCAATAGCCACTTTTGTATGGAAAAAGTCACCAACTCTTAAAATACAAATAGGTGGAGCCCCAAATGCACTATTCGATACATCATTATATAATAAACTTTGTTGTCCACTATCCGATTGAGAAACTGTAGGTATTGTATCACCAGGTCTCATACATTGTTGTAAGAATACTAATCTAGCATTTAACCCTTCAGGTGTTATTGAATGGAAAGCCGGATGAAACCCTTTAATTTTAGATTTAATACCATCATAAACCATTGGGTCCGTTTGTTTTATATATTCAAAATAGTTGCACTCTGTAAGTAATTTTCTTGCTAATCGTTTTGTAATATCTTTTCTTTGTTGTAATTGTTGTGTTTGTACTTCTTGTTCCCTTGTATTAGGTGGGGTATTAGAAGATGGTGTTGAATTCTCCGGTTGATTAACTCTAGGGTCTGTAGAAACATTTGGTTGTTGTGGTGTTGTAGTCGTAGTTGTTGTTTCAGTTACTTGACCCGTTACTTGATAATCTTGGCCAGATAATTCTTGGTTGGTTTGCGTATTAGGGGTTTCTTCAGGTGGATTTTGTGTTTGTGATATATTTTCACTTGGTAATATATTTGAAATCTTTGTTCTACGGCAAGCCATAGCGTTTACAGAAACGGTCCCTTCCTCTTTTGTAGTCTCAAATGGCTTATTACAATCAACAAATTTATATTTTGTATCTTGGATTTCTACATTGTTCCCTGTATATTTTTCTGTAATTTTTAATTTAGTCCCTTTAAAGTCGTTAAATGATTTTCCTTGTGGCGTTTTTTGTTTATATAACCATTGTAAAACACTATCACCTCTTCTTTTTGATAAATTCAAGTTATAATTATTTGCACTACTATTAACCGAAGACGCACTCGCTTCTAAATCAAACGAAACATCTCTACCTTCATCTAAAAGTTTACCAATATCTTGTACAAAATTTGTTAATAGTGTGTAATTTTCTTCAATGTAATTAAAGAATTTTTCTACATTTTCTTTTGTAGTATCAATAAAATCTGACAAATATTTTATTTTAGCGTTTTCAGTTAAACCACTACCTAATACATATGATGTTCTATCAACCTTAGCAGAATCATTATATGCAAATATTTTATTTAACGCCTTTGCGTATTTTGAACCATTACCATCATTTAGGTATTTGTTTTTAGAACCAATGTAAAGGTCATACCAATATTTATAATCGTTACTTACTGTTGTATCGTAAGTACTTGTACCATCTGGAAAATTATTATCAAAATAAAATGCTAAATCTTTATATTTTTCTTTTATAGTTGTTGGTGTTTCATTATCATCTGTGGTACTTGATGATGTTGTAGTCTTTTTACATGCCTTACCTGTTGGTATTAAGGTATTTGATGTGTCACTTATCTGAAAGAATGGTTTTGATTTTGTAACCGAACAAAAACTTCCCGTTTTACCTGAAGTTAAAAGTGTAATGGTAACATTTGTTTCACCACAACCCGTGTAATTTAAAGTAGCCCCTGTTGATGCACCGATATTATAATTATATTCTATACAATCGTCAACAACTGTAGTTGTTGTAGTTGTGGTGTTAATATCAACTTCTTGTTCGATTATTGAAAAATTATTTTCCTCAACCACAGTAACAATGTCTTCAGTGGTTAGTATTTGCGCTTCAAAAATATCGTTTGGTGTAAACATAGGGAATTTAGTAACTAAATCCCATAAATCGTATTTTGTACATCCAGCATAGAAAGAATCAATAATTTGAGTTATTTCTCCGTTATTTGAAACATTTGCTAATTCTTTTTCAACCAATAAATTCATTATTGATGGGTGGTCAACAATTATTTTAAAACTTACATTACCCTTTCTTGTTGAATTAGTATACGTGTATATTGGTTCAGTTCTACCTAAAAAAGTATTGTCCTTCCACCCTGTTGAAATATTCTCATTAAATGATAAGTCATAAGGCGGGAACCACATAATCCTACCACCATTAGGACCTTTTTCACAAGCCGGTAAATCATCATAAGTGTAACCTTTTTTATTTGATGTTCTCCATGCTAAGTTTTCTAATGATAACATGTATTTTTTTACACGACCATCTTTAATACTATACCCATCAACAGGCGCAATATTTAAATTCCAAGTATTATCTAAAACTGAATTTCCATAACCTCTAATGTTTCCATCACGTTTTTGAAGTTCGTCGTAAGTGTAGTATGGTCTATCTTTTGTAAAGACTCTACAATATTCATAACCTTGTGGTGTGTTAGTTCCTTGTGGTTTAGAATTTGGTGTGGTATATCTCACAACTCTTGAACCTTTTGTTAATTCTTGATACCCGTCATTAAATACTTTAGATACCTGATTGATTGCCGTACCAACGTGTTCTTGGGGTTTTGTACTTCTTTGTCCCGCATCTACTAATTTTTGAGTAACATCTAAAATAGACCCCGGAGTAAAACTCTTACTAGTTGATTTACTACTATCAAATCCAACTAAACTACCAAAATTAAATTCACTATTATCTTCAAATTGTTCACCTCCTCGACCTACTAATTTACCAATACCAGGATTATTATCTTTTTCAGGACTTTTACTACCCGTCCAAGTTAAACCTCCAAAAATGCTAGCACCAATCCATTTTACACCATCTTTATTAGCACCAGCACCATAAAAGTTTCTAGTATTTATACCAAACTGTGTTTCATCTAACTGGTCACCTTCATATAGTTTACCCATACTTGAGTAAGATAGAACAGGTCCCATTGCTGAGGTTTTTCCGTCTTTCGCATATGGTAATTCTGAAGCCGGAGAAACTAACTCTATAATGTGATTTTTTCTATCTCCAATATAAAATACACCAGCAGGTGCTAGTAGGTTGTTACCAATTTTATAATTTGGCCTATATGGGTTATATTTTAATTGGTCATAAAGAAGTTTTCTTGTAGCTATTGATGTATATTCAACAAGTAATTCTGAAGATGATTGATTTGCAGGTTGTAATGCACTAAACAAAGAACCTAAAGCCCCACCAATTAAAGATAATGGATTTTCATATGGTCCATTACCTATCGGGTCAGGGTAGTCAAAAATTTCACCAGGTATATATGAATACGGTGAATATAGGCCTGCAAGTTTCGCTGCAAAATTAATACCTTGACCAAATAAAAAGTCGGGTGTTGTGATATTATATTTTCTAGCAATTATTGGCACATTACCCGTAAGCAATCCAATAGCGTTAAACGGGTCTGTGTTTGGTTTTGCCGATATTTCACCCGTTTCAGGATTAACGTTACCACTAAATAAATTTATTTGACCTAACGTCTGTTGGTACAGTTCTAATGCGACTCTATGTTTGAACTCTTTATTTAAACTTTTTGCGCCAATATTAGCCAAATCAGAATCTTGTGTTAATGAACCATCAGACCCTGAAGGGTTATCACTTAATAAAATACTATATGGAGTATATGTTGAAGGTAAGAATATAAATGTATTATCTGAATTAGCATAAGGTAATTGTAAAGCTACCGTTTGGAGTGTTTTAAACTCAGTAGGGTCATATTCACCGTCCCCTGTTGCGTATTTGTTAGATAGGTATGCTTGTGTTTCTTTTACTCCACTTACAAACTCTAATTCATTACCATACGTATCGGTTTCATCTAAATAATTTCCTTGTGGTATTATTAAATTTTTTTGTTTTCTATAAGGGTCTACCTCTTCGGTACTTTGACTTCCTTCGGGACCCCATGGATTTTGTAAAAAGTTTGGTTTTCTTTCATCAACACCAACCATTTCCAACTGACTATCTACAGTATCAGGATAACCATACTCACCTTCATTTGAATTTGTTTGTAAATTTTGGTTAATTACTACCGACGTGTTTGGTAGATTATCGGGTCCGTATTGATTTATAGCAAATAATACCGGTCTATCAGTTTCACCTTTATTTTCTAATTCACTATTTACCGTATCAGGATAACCATACTCACCTTCATTTGGATTTGTTTGAAGATTATTGTTGATTGGTACTTGAGTGTTTGTTTGTATCTCAGGACCATATTGGTTATTAGATATCAATGAAGGTCTATCTAAATTAGCGGTAGTTTCTAAACCACCTCCAACCGTATCTTGAACTGTATACTCACCCTCACCAATAGTACTAATTACTTTATCGTTATTTATATACCATGCGGTTGAGCCAAAATCGGATAATCCGTTTTCAGGTCTATAAACATTTTTAATAATAATTTGTTTTTCGGTGTTGTTTCCAATAACTTCTAAATCACTTCCGATTGAATCAGGATAACCATACTCACCTTCATTTGATTTATAATTTTTATTATTATTGATTGGGACTATATCGCCATAATCTTTTGCATTGGTTTGTGGACCATATTGATTAATTGGTAATAAAACTTTTTCTTGTTGATTTCCTATTTGTTCAACACTTGGGGAATCTATCGGTACTAAATCATTTATATTAAATTCGTTAGAGCCAGGTTTTCCATCTTGTGAAAAGGCATTCTCTATCTTATATGGTGGAAGATTTCGCACCAAAAGTTTTTTTCTAAAATTTTCACTTGAATTAAATGATAGTGGACTCTCCATTCAGCCTTTTTATGATAAATAGATTGTTTTAGTTTTTTTTAGGATAGAACCCCTTGTTGTTTTTTATATTCATTCATCTTATAAAGGACCGTATCCATTATTTGTTTTTGGACTTGTGGTGAATTAAACATTTTTGTTATTTGTCCCGGGTCTCCACCAATAGAGCCAGTCAGATTAATATTTATATCTATTTTACCACCAATACCTCCACCACCACCTTTATTAAGTGCATCTGTTAAATTAGTACCCATAGCAACTTCATCCCCAACAATCCCTTCATATAATTTACCTTTAGCTAATAATTGTGGGGCGTCACCAGTTGCGCCATATAATAAATCTTTTGTTTTAATTTTAACTTTAGCCTCGTTTTCTGACTCCGATTTTTTTGTAGCCTCGTCGGCAATATCTTGAGGGGACTTATTTTCCTTAAAATCTTTGTTTGCATAATAATCTGCAATATCTGACACACTTTGGGTAACTGCGTCGGTACTAGTTGTTGCCACTTCACCCGCACCTTTACTTCCTTTTTTAATTTTTTCTTCTAAATCTTTTCTTTCTTGTGGAGAAAGATTTTTCATTATTGTTTCTTTAATCGTTCTAATATCAATAGCTTGGTTTTCAGCTATAGTAAGTTGGTCTACGGCTAATTGTTTATCATCCATTTTCATTTTTTCTTGATACTCAGCAAGAGCTTTGTCTAATTCGGCTTTTTTACCTGTATCTTTCAGAATTTCATCAAGAGTTTTACCTTGTGTGTCAAATCCGGGTACATCAACCATAATTTTACCAGAACCTTTTTGTATGGTTGTAAGACCTGCTAATAATCCTTTACTTTCCTCAGAAACCTTTGATAAGTCAATCGCATTTTCAATAAATTCTAATTTTGCAGCTTCTCTACCCGCTTCTGCCATTTTTTCAAAATCACCACCAACAATATTAGCCTGTTCACGTAATCTGTATAAATCCTGTGTTGACGCCTCAAACTGACCTGTACTTTTATTAAACGCATATGCGGATTTTGTCGATTTAACTAATTCTTCTTGTAACCCTTCCATATTTGTTTGAGCCATGTGAAGAAGTTGGAATGGGTCTCCTAATTTACCAACAGCCCCACCAAGCATTTGAAAACTTGCTGCAGCTTGCATAGCACCCTCAGGGTCCAAAACTTTACTTTGTAATGATGCGGCACCAATGTCCTGAATTGATGTTCTTAACATTTGAGCTTGTTTAACCATTTTACTTAAACCTTCTACCCCGTCTTTAAAACCAAAACCAGATAATTTTTTTAAGTTAGTGTTAACTTCACCAATAAATTTACTAGCATTAAGACCAAGTTTTATAGCCTCCTTTCGCATTTTGTTCATTTCTTCTAATGCTTCTTGTTGGGTTCCACCATATCTAATCATTTCGGCCACCATTTTTCCAACTGATTCTGCCGTCATCCCCGCCAATTTTGAAAACTGAACCATATTTGAAATATTTTCAGTACTACTTCCAACCATTCTACCCATTTCTCCTGACATTCCTTGTATAACATCTAGTGAGTCTTTGAATGTGGCGCCAATATCTAAATTTGTTTTATATGCTTCGTAAAGTTGTTGATTAAAATTTGCAGAGTTGAAGGCGACTCCCCCCATACTTCTTTGTAAACTCTTTGCAGAGTTTTCCATTGAAACTATTTGTTGGGAAACATTTTCAAAAACTGTTTTAACGTTTGGTCCAACAAAATTAGTTACCGCATCTTTTAATTGGTTAATTTGGTCTAATACGTCTCTACCGCCAGTGTATTCTGATGCATTACCAGCTGAGGTGGTATCGGTAGATTGGTCTATAAAAAACATAATTTTTTATTTATAAATAGTTATTTAAGATTTTTTGAATGAATCTAATAACTTTTCAACAAAATATTTCCTTTCAAAAACAGGCATTTTCATTATATCAGAATATGAAAAATTACCATACTTAACTAAAAAGAAAATTTCATCTAAAACAATTTGTTTATATTGTAAAGAAAGGCCGAAAAAATTCAGCCCCAAAGGCTAACTCAACGCTTACCTTTTCTCCTGACGGGGCTATTACTGTTTTTTTAACATCTAATTTAGGTTCACATTCATTAATAAATTTTCTTAATGATTTAGAGTCTGAAATTGGCATTTGATTAACGAATCTAGATATTTTTTCTCTATCGGTGTCATTTTCTATTGATATGATGTGTTTTTCTATTCTCTTAGTTACTATTGGAACTACCATACCAATAGGGTATTGTTCATTGATTTTATCTAATTCTCTAGTGTCAGATAATGTTAAAAGTTTTAATTCAACTTTTTTATTTGTTTTAGGTAAAACGTATTCAAAATTTCCATTTGAATTTTTTTTATGTGCGGAGTATATGTAATTAATTTCATCAAATAAAAGGGTAACTTCAAATCTATCACCTGTTTTAGGGTCGGATAGTGAATATGTATAGTCTGAACCAAATGCGGTATTTCTTAAAAATAATAATATCGCCTTTACATCACTATCTATTAATTGACTAATGTCAAAACCCGGCTCATAAATTTTATTTTTTAATAAATTATATATTAAACCTTCTTTAGCGGTGTTTTGAGAAAGAATTAAATTTTCGTCAGAAGCTGTTAAATAACCAACTTTTAATGATTCTTTTTTAGGCTTATAAGATTCACCACCACTAGGTAATTTAACTATATCATGTGGAAGATTGAAATCCATTTGTCCGTATTGTGTACTTTGGTCCATAGTTTTTTTCTTTAAAAATAACTTGACTTTATCTTATGTAAATAAAAAATCCCACCTAAAATAGATGGGATTAAATAATATTTTATTTTGTTTTTAGTATACCAAGATACATCTATCAGGTCTCAATGTTGCTTTAACAGTAATCAAACCATCTTCACTATAACCTAATGAGTCAAAATCAACATTTGTTAAGAAACATCCTTGTAAAATCCATTTCTCAACAGCAACACCAGTTGGGTCTAACATTTCAAGGTCAACATCTTTTTTGTAACCTGCAGCATAACCCATACGTCCTGTTACTGATTCAGCATGTAAACGAACCCATTCCATAAGTGCTTGTGATGCAGAAGGACCAATTGGGTCACGGAATGTAACATCTATTGAACCCCATTTAAATTGACCTGCAACATATGTTTCAGTATTTAAGAACGGAATTGGAACTTCTTTAATTTCAATTTTTGGTCTTGAAGCACTTTCAACATACCAAGAATTAATTCCCAAAGAAGATGGGAAAGTTATAATAAACCTATTTTTTCTTTTAGGTTCATATTGAAAGGGCATTTTCATTAACAAATCAGCCATGTCTATTTATTTTTTTGTTTCTTTTATTTTTATTATAAATATATCCAACTAAATTTTTTTCTATTTACTTTGTAATATTTAAAAATTATTCTTGCATTATAAGTATTTCTAGATTTCCTTTTTTTCTCCTCCTTTAGTTAAATAAGTTTTTACTAGTTTTTCAGTATCTTCATCATCTAAAAATTCTTTCATCTTATCTATATTTCTAGGGTCATCATCAGAAAAACCTATATTTGGTAGTATTTCATTGTTTTCTACATCATTTTTGAAAAATGCTTTTTCACCTATTTCTTGAGCCATTTCTTTACAGTAAGATATAAACTCCCTCATCGCTTTGATTTTCCCCTCTTCAGGATTAGTCGCAGACCCCTCACCGAAAGACACAGGATAAAATCTACAAAGGTCCAAATACTCACGTAATTCTTTTGGTGTCAGAGCCTTTGCTTTGTTTTCACCAGTAACTTCATTACCAATATTTCTATATCTATAAAGGTTTTCAGCTAATGTTCTACTATTAAGACCATTCTTATTAGCCATTATTAAATTATAAACACCTTCTTTTAAAGTCTTTGGGTTGTGACCTCTTGCTGTGATGATTGAAAAAATGGAACCTCCATTAATACACTCAACAAAATCATTCCAAGATGGTCCAACAGACGCAACCATTGCATCCAATACGAATCTCTTATCACCTTTAACTCCAAAATTTCTAAATGGGTCTGGTGCAAAATCTACAACAGTAGTTCCCTTATAACTAAAAGGTTCTTTTCCTATTTGGTGTCTGTGGTCTGCAAAGTCTTCAGTAGACATCGGTACTTCTTCGTCGTTTTCACTAAGAACTATGATTGATGTCGGCATAAACATTATATTATCATCCCAATCAAATGCATAGTATTTCGTGTCGGGGTTACCTTCTTCATTAAACCCTTCATTCAATCTTTTGACTCTTATGAAATCTTCTATAACTTTTTTAATTCTCATTATTTTTTAAGTTTTTCTAAAAGTTTTTCTAATTGTGATTCTGTAATGATAATATTTTGTTTTTTATCAGCAAAAGTTTGTTTTCCTTTAGTGTTATATCCTAAAGATTCTTTGATTAATTTTTTTTCTATTTTCATAGTTTTATGTGTTAAATAATTTATGGGGGATATTTCTACCCCCCACTCATTTTATTTTTTAGATATTGTCAAAAGACGCGCCTGTTGGTGTAATGACAAACTCGATGTCGATGTATTCTAACGCTCTTGTTGGCTTCAAGAAGATTTTACCTGTCAATGTATTTGAATCTAAATCTTCAGGTGTGTTAGATACTTGAACTCTAAAGTCAATCAAACCCCTATCTCTTCTAATTTGGTCTAAGATTGGGTTAACTGAATCCAAGAAGTCTTGTCTTACTTTGTTATCGTTTTGTTCGAACAACAATCTGATGGCTACCGCTGAAATCAATTTACGTGCTTGTAGTAACAATCTTCTTACGTTGATTCTGTCAAGTGCAGATTCTCTAACTTGCATTGTTTTGTTACCCCAAATCACTGTACCCACATCAGAGAAAGTTGCAATTGGGTTGATTCTACCTTTGTATAATACATCTCTATCTTCTTGTGTCAACTTACGTCTTGCTCTAATAGCATTTACCAAACCTCTTGTGTAACCCGCTGATGCGAACCAAGGGAACGCTATGTTATCAGTTAACGCTAAGTTTCTAACAACTTCTGAAGTTGCTGGAATATAAATTTGTGTGTTATTAACTGTATCTCTTGTTAAAATCCAAGGATAGTAAGTTGCTGTGTAATTTGAATCTATACCTGTTGTATCTAAATTATCTACCGCCTCTTGTGGGTAAATTAAACCTTCAGAGATGTCTTGGTAAGATGGTAAGAACATATTAAAGTCAGGTGTTGTTGCAATGTAAATTGAATCTGCTCTATCTGTTTCAATCATATCAATAGCATCTTCAACCAAGTTTGAGTTATTAACATAATCAATACCAGGTGTTGCAAATACGTTGATGTTTGTTGATTCAGGGTTTGCAAAAGTTGATTGACCCCATTTGTATGCGTAGTAGTCAGTATTAGCCCAAGTTTCTTGGTTAGGTCCTGAAATTTGTTTGAACGCCCCCCATCCTGTTGCTGTTGGGAATGTTACTGAACTTGCTGCCCCAAATTTAAATCCTGTTTGACCTAATGCGAATGTGTCACTATTAGTTCTATATTCTCTATAGATATCCCAACCATCAAATCCACCATATGCTAATAAAGTAAATTTACGTGAAATTAAATTGTAGTATGGATTAGTATTATCACTAGGTTCAGAATTAAATGACCCCGCACCTACTTCAAATGCCGATTGACCTGAAGTTACATATGAACTTGATACCGTTACAACAGTAGCTCCGCTATCCATGTGGAATCCTTTAGTTAAATAACCCCAAGATGGTCCTGTTGTATCAGTAGCGATATTATTTGGTATTTGTTTTCCTTTATATTGAAAGAAGTCGTAGTCAAAACCTGATATATTAGATATACCTAAGTATGCTCTTCTTTTATTTTCACCACTTGAGATAACTGGGTTATCACCTCCACTCGTCGAACCAAATGGTGGGTTATAGATAACTTCACCTGCTGTGTAGTATTTAGTTTTGTAAGGTACAAATGGTGGAGTTGCGTTAGCATATTGTCTCATAATGTAACCCTCAAATCCACAAGGTAGTGCGTTTGTAGGAGCTTCATCACTCATTTCTAACATTATATATTTAGACTTAACTTCATATTCACCGTTAGATGTTCCAATTTTATTAGCAACATAATTATTTTGAGTTGGGTCCAATGAACAATTTGTAAAACTTTCTAAAACTCTAACATTTTGGTCGTTATCAAAAAAGTCTCTTACAAACACATCAAATGTTCCATTAGCAAATGATACATTTCCGATTGAAAGTTTAACGTATGTGTTAGCAGAATTACCGTCAGAAATAAGAACAAATTTAAATAATTTATAAACTGTATTACCTCTTAACTCAGATACAACAAAAGGTGTTTCTGGAGTTTGGAATTGTTCTAAATAGAATGCAATTGATTCTGTAGTTGGTGAATATCTAACACCAGGTAAATCAACTAATTCACAATATAAACCTCTAATTTGACCTGCTCTATATCCTGTTTGTAAAAGTGCGGGATATGTCTCTTCGATAAATAAAGGAACTTCAGTTCTGTTTTTACCAAAATTAGTTGCTCCAAATACATTACGTAAATAATTTTTAGATGTCGATAACATAGAAGTTTCAAAAGAGAAATCATTACCGTCATATGTCACACCACTAATTTGGAATGTTTCATAAGGGTTTTTAGTTACTGCCGAGTAAGCTCCCGTACAATTCATAGTAACGTCAGTTAAACCTGATACTTGATAGGAAGGTCCTTTTATTGTACTACTATATGTAGACACCCCTCTTGACCTTAAAGTTGCAACAACCATATCATCGTATGTTGTGTAAGGTGCCCCTGAATAAGATGTAGTAAAGAAACTTACTGAACCTGAATATACACCTGTTGATGAACTACCTGATATTGTTGACATAGTTGCCCCCATACCTTGTCCAAAATATGTGTTAACGTCATTTGTACCTTGATAGTAATTAAATAACCCATAATACCATGAGTCATTTACTGTTTGAGCACTTAATGATGATGCTGTTGCTCCCGTTATATTTCCAACACCAAAGTTTTCACTGTAAGATGTTACTACACCAGTACCATTTAATGTTACACCGGTTGTACTAGTAAATGTTGATGCGGTTACTGTCCCCCAGAATACTGAAGTTGAACCTGAAGTTGCGGCACTTGTAGAGTAAAGATTTATTTGACTGGAAATATAAGTTTGTAAATCTGATGCTATTGTTGAGGTTCCCCCATTAAATTCCGTGTAAGGTAAATAAAAATTACCATTAACATTAAGTGTTGATGGGACTGACAATAATGTTACGGTTCCTCCTGTATTTCCTGAGAATAATACAGTAACAGGTCCTGTTGTTCCAGTTACTTGTATAGTTGCGGGGTTAACGTTACCTATTGTTACAATAGACCAAGATGGTCCAGCGTCGTAACCTGATAAACCTAAGACTCTTGTCACAAATAATTGATTTGATTGTGATAAGTAAGATTTAGCAATATATGCCAATTCGTATTTTGGAATTTGTGTATTAACAAATTTTTCAGGACTTGTTCCTCCAAAATAAGTTTGGAACTCGTCAAAATTTGTTATAAAAATAGGTTCAAATGCGGGTCCTTGTAGGGTTTCACCTACTACACCTAAAGTAGTTACACCAACACTCTGAGCCACAAACGTTAAGTCTCTTTCTGATGTGTAAACACCTGGAGAAACGAAAACCTTATTAGATGATGCCATGTCAATAAAAGTATTTTAAATTTATTTTTTATATATAAATACATCGCCAAATAACAAAAAACTTTACATTCCTATAATATTTATTAGGGAGTAAGAATAAATTCTGCCTTTTTTCTACCTACTATGAAAAAACCTGTTAAGAAAATAAAAAACCTAAAAATTGATTCAGAAATACACAATCAGTTAAAAAAATATTGTGATAAAAACGGTTTAAAAATTTACAAGTTTTTAGAAAAGTTAATTATGGAAAATTGTAAAGAAACAAAAGATATCTACGGAGAGTAGTTAAACCAAATAAGCTACTGTTTTTATTTTAGATTCTAAAATTAAATTTGATTTGGTCACAACGATTAAAAAAGTGTCCCCATCATTTATTTGTATTGTTGTTAAACCACTACCTACATAGTTTGAATTTAAATAGATGTCATAAGAACTTATGTTTTCAATTTCAGTAACTTTTAAATCTACGGTGTATCTAAATGTTTCAGTTAATTGATTGTTTCCTGCAACAAACAATAAATCTAAATCAAAATTGTCAGGTCTTGGTGGTTCTATTTTAACTCGTTTAGAAGAAGTTCTAGTTTCAGTTTCAAATAAAGACACTTGTCTTGTAATTGCGGGTGACACTTTAAATTCGGCTTCATCTATTAACAGACCTTTCATAATAAAGGTATAATTGGCGATGTAATACTTTCTTTTTTCTAATTCTTTAACAGACTCATCGGCAACACCTTCCATAACAATTGGAATATAGTGACCTTTGATTTGTGTGTAAGCCTGTTTTGATGTAAAAGTTTGCATTATAATTTTATTGAACTCATTAAGTTCACGCATCCTATTACAAAATAATTTTACATTGTAAGTTATATCAACAGGAATTGGTTGGGGTATCGTGTAAACATCAGCACCTTTTCTTTGACCATCCCAAGTTGGAACAGTGTAATAAAAGAATTGCCTTCTATTTGGTATGTTTGCTGCACCTCCTTGAAAAGTTCCATATTTAACTTCAGGTGTTCTTACCGTCGCAATAAAAGGTAATGAAATGTTTTTATCTAAATCTTGAAAGTTCCAAGTCTCAGTAAATTGAGACCAGTTTTGAGTTGTTATAATTTTATCAACGGTTGGTACTGTTTTTTCTGTTACAACCAATTTTAGTCTTTCTTTAACAAAATCCAACATACCCAAATCTAAATCGGCATGTAACACACCTTTAGGTAAAAAAGTTCCATAGTCAGTAATGTCGTCCAACATTTCTTGTCGTCTTTCTCTACCTACTTTTTCAGGTATTAATGGTAAATTTTTTTTAACTTTTGATGGTAATGCCATTATTATAATCCTTTAAATTCATTGTCTGTGACAGGAGAAGCCAATATGGAACGATAGAAAGGTTTATACCCCCCGTATGTATGTTTATTATCACTTAACACACGACCATCATTCACAACAGTATAGTATCTAACTCTATCTTCTGTTTCATAATAACCAATATAGTCTCCAAAATTAATATCAATATCCAACTCCTCAAGTTGTTTTTGATAAACACCAACTTTAAGATTTCCAGGTTCTGATTGTGATAATCTTGATGACCCGTAATCAACATTAGTTGAAGCTTCAATTTGAACATACCCCTTAAACTCAATAGGTGGTAAGAATTGAATTCCGTCTTCTAATGTTTCACCGTACACATCATCACTAATAGTTCTTTGTCTATCGATGCGGTATAAAACAAGGGTAAAATTCATATCTCCACCTAACCATTCGTCGCCTATAGAAATATCTAAGTTAAAGTCTTCTTCAGAGAAAAACTTATTAAGTCTGGTTATTGGAACTCTATTATCTGCCATACCTATAAATACTTTGATTGATTTTTTGTTTAATTTTATTATATTATATTATATCATGGAAGATTTTGTGCCTAAAACACCCGAATCAAAAGCCCTTTTAATATTAGACGATTATGAAGGGTCAAATAACTACATCCTTAATTTAAAACACAAAAAACAAAATAGTAAGTCTTTTGTACCTACAAGACCTCAGGCGGATTACATCAATAATTATCACACCCTACAACCAAAAGTTGCTAAAAAATGGGTCAAGTTAGACTCTTATTTTGGTAAAAAACTGATGGAAGATAAGATGTATACCAAAGAACCATCAGAAATTTATGTCGAGAAGTTGTTAGTTGAAAAGGATAAGGCTTATCATATTTGGGGTAAAATCTTTTCGGGAGAAACTTTACACGACTTTTGGATGCCAAAATCTGCATTACTAAAAGATAACGAAGTCAAAAACATTTCTATCGATTATGAAAAATATACCCATAGACCACCTATGGAACACCAAAAAGAAGCAATTGAGAAACTTGTAAAAAATAAAAAGTTTATTTTGGCGGATGATATGGGTCTTGGTAAAACTACATCAACAATCATCGCAGCTTTAGAAACGGGAGCCAAAAAAGTTTTGATTGTGTGTCCAGCATCTTTAAAAATAAATTGGGAAAGGGAGATTGCAAATTATTCAGATAGAACCGTATATATTGCAGAAGGTAAGAAATTTTCAGATGAACATGATTTTGTTATTGTTAACTACGACATCTTAAAAAATTTCCATGACGCTAAAGAAACCGAAAAGTCAGAAATAATGAAAATTAATTTTGATTTGGTAATCATGGATGAGGCACATATGATTTCTAATCCACAAGCACAAAGAACAAAAATCGCTAACGACATTGCAAGTAAATCAAATAGAGTATGGTTATTATCGGGAACACCAATGACTTCTCGACCTATGAACTATTATAATTTATTAAACCTTGTTGATAGTCCCGTAGCAATGAATTGGATGGCTTACGCTAAAAGGTATTGTAACGGATTCCAATTTAGTGTTGGGAAAAGAAAGGTATGGAATGTTACAGGAGCATCTAATCTTGATGAGTTAAGGGAAAGAACCCAAACACATATTCTACGAAGATTAAAAGAAGAGGTTTTGGATTTACCTGAAAAAATTATTACTCCCGTTTATTTAAGACTAAAATCAAAAGACTACGAAGAGTTAGTTGGTGAATATTTTGATTGGTATGACCAAAACCCTGAAGAGTCGACATCACTTACCATTCAGTTTTCAAAACTAATGAAAGTAAGAAAAGTAATCGCTAAAGAAAAAATTAAAAACACAATCGAGTTAGCGGAAAACATTATAGAGCAAGGTAAAAAAGTTATCATATTTACAAACTTCACGGACACATTAAATGAAATCTATAACCATTTTGGTAAATCTGCAGTTTATTTAGATGGTAGTTGTTCTAAGTTTCACAGACAAAATTCTGTTGATGAATTTCAAACAAACGATAAAATCAAAGTATTTGTTGGTAACCTTAAAGCTGCTGGTGTTGGTATCACTTTAACCTCAGCGGAAGCCGTAATTATGAATGATTTATCTTTTGTTCCTGCCGAACATTCGCAAGCCGAAGATAGGTCACACCGTATTGGTCAAAAAAATTCAACATCAGTTTATTACCCTTTATTTGAAAACACAATAGAAGGAGCCATTTACGACATATTAAATAGAAAAAAGAAAATCATTTCAACAGTAATGGGTGATGATATGTTTGATGAGGCATCTTCAATAGAAGAAATGTTAAATATGATTTCCGGCATCCGATGATATTTATTTATCATGGAAGTGAATATTGAATATATTGGAGTTGAACCTACAAAGGGTGATAAAGTATTAATTGACGATTTTATAACTCAACTAAAAAAAAATTATCCATTAAAGGATGATATTGATATTCTATTTCAAAATAAAAGAACTGGCGAAATGACAACTGGTTCAAGAACCAACAAAAACAAACTTAAAATTTTAGTTAAAGGTAGATTGAATCGAGATGTTTTAAGAACATTGGCGCATGAATGGTCACATGAACACCAAAGAACTATTTTGAAAAGAAAAAAAGGAAAAGATATCGGTGGAAAAAATGAAGATGAAGCAAGTGCACAAGCATCACAAGAAATGAAAAAGTTTGAGAAAAATAATAAATCAAAAGAAAAATCAATATACAAACCTTTTTCAAAAAAAATTAATGAGATTGAATCTTTGTTGGAGGTTGAGTTTAATTCCAAAGAAACGTTAATTAGTGAAATAAAAAAAATAAGTATCGATAAACTACCTTACAATTATGATGAGTTAGAAAGATTTATTGACAGTGAAACGATGAAAACCCACTACAACAAACACTACAAAGGATATGTTGAAAAACTTAATGTTGAATTAGAAAAAGTTAAAGGTAAGGATTTAGACCTTGAGGAAATTATAGAAAAGATTTCTAAATTTAATAAGGTAGTTAAAAATAATGGTGGTGGTGCGTTTAACCACGCTTTGTTTTGGAAAATGTTATCTCCAAAAAAACAAGAAATATCTGGCCCAATACTTTCTAAAATAGAAAAAGATTTTGGTTCATTTGAAAAATTCAAAGAACAATTTAGTGAAGAAGCAAAAACTAAATTTGGTTCAGGATGGGCTTGGTTAATTTTAACAAAAAATAATAGATTAAAAATTGTTACAACATCCAACCAAGACAATCCCTTAATGAATACCGAAAAAGAAAATGGATACCCATTATTAGGTTTAGACTTATGGGAACATGCGTATTACTTAAAATACAAAAATAAAAGAGATGAATACATTTCAAATTTTTGGAAAGTTGTGAATTGGGGGTTTGTAAATGACCTATACACTACTCAGTTAAAAATTAGAAAATCGTAACATAAATAATTTATAAGATATTTATATTAAAAAATCTATGTCAAACGTTGTAATCATAAATGAGCCCGACAGAAGTAAACTTTATAAAAGAATACGAAATCTTTTAGGGGCACCATTACGTTCTGTAGAGTTAGAGGACGAAATGATGGATTCTTTATTAGAACTTTCAATCGAAGATTATGAACAGCACGTCCAAGATTGGTTAATAGAATCTCAGTGGTCTTCTGTTTATGGATTAAACCTTGATGAACAATCAATTACAAGAGCATTATCCACTCGTAGTATGGATTGGGAAACTCAATACACATATGCGTATTCAAAAATCGTGGGTTTACAAGCTGGTGGTGATTGGGTTTTAAAGAAAGATTATATTGAATTAATTGATAACCAACAAATTTATGAAATACCTGCAGGTAGAGAAATAAATGAACTTCTTTGGTTTGCTCGTTCAGAATTAGATGCGGCATACTTTGACCCATTTATGGGTGGATTTGGGGGTATGGGTGGTATTGGTTTAGGTGGTGGTGCTGGGTTTTCACAACTCGGGACTACGGGTAACTATTTCATTACTCCAGCATTTGATATCTTATTAAGGATGTCAGACATCAGTATTAAAAGAAGAATTATTACAGGTGATTTAACATATAGAATTACAGCGTTACCTGAAGGAAAAAAGGCGATTCACTTAATGAATGTTCCTGGAGGTAAATTTGATTTTGGTAATATGAGAAGAAATCGTAATAGAGTTTGGTATTGGTATTATGATACGTTTGATAGAGAAGATTGTTTAGCAAAAAATCCAGACGTAGTAAGACTCCCATCTGATGTCCCATTAGATAAAATGAGATGGGATAAACTTAATCCACCTGCACAAACGTGGGTTAGGAGATGGTTTACCGCATATTGTAAAGAAACTTTAGGTAGAGTTAGAGGTAAGTTCAGTGGTAATCTTAAAACACCTGACTCTGAATTAACTATGGATTATACGTCTTTGGCTACAGAAGCGAAAGATGAAAAGGCTATGTTGTGGGAAGAACTTAAAACAAGACTCGAAAGATTACGTCCGGAAAAAATGATGGAACAAAAGGCTTTACAAGCGGAGAACTTAAACAAATTATTAAAGTTAAGAGCTTTCCAAAGCCCATACACAGTAATTTAATTTTTATGTCAGTATTTAGGTCAATTCCATCAAAAAGAATAATTAATGGTCATGAAATTGTGACTTCAGATGTTGCGGTAGTAACTAATAAAACTTATTCAACAAACGGAGAATCTGCAATTGTTATAAAAGACGTTGATTCTTGTGAATTATTTTTAGATTCTAAAACAACAGACCATATAGTTATAAAGGCACTTACAGTTGTAAACGTTAGTGCCGATTCTTTAATTGATGAAGAATTTGACGTTATTGAGTTAGATAAAGGTGCTTGTGTTGAATACAGAAAAATAGGTGACTTTTGGTATATTCTTTCATCTGACGGATTGAAGGACTCTTAGTCGAAACTAAGAGCCATTAAATCACCATCAACATCAAATTCATAATACTCATCAGCGTCTACTTTCTTTTGTTGTTGAACATATTTCTCCATTAAAACTCTGTTATTTTCAACCCATTTGGTATCTACTAAATCTACCGTTCCATCCAAATACATATAGTAAGGGTCAATGCCCACATTCTTCCAAAACGTTAATTCTGTATCAGATAACGTTAATACTTCTTCTAATGTGTCTTGGTGAACCTCTTTCATAGGATACCCACGTACTAATTCAGTTTGAGTCTTAGTGAAGATAGGTCTATCTTTTGGGTCTTCGATTAAAATGTCTTTTCTGATTTCAGGTCTATAAACAACAAGTAATGGTTCGATTCTTTTGTTAAATGCTGCAATATATCTTGGAACATTATACTCACCCAATAAGTCTGGATTCATTTCAATATCACGTTCGTCAATCATATAACAATTTAAAACTAATTCATCTTTTTTCTTTTGAACGTCACCATGTGATTTTTTTTCACCATTATTAACATAAAAGATTGTGTCACCAAGACCGGGATTTTTACCTTCTTTAATTAAAAGTTCCATATGTGCTTGACGGGACATCATATTACCAGCTATTGTGGTTTTAGTAATGTGAACTTTGTAGTCATCTATTGATTGTTTAACACGAGCTTTGTTTGCGATTTTAGCCAAAGGGATTTGTCGGTTATAAAGTTTGTCAACATACTCATAGTAGAAATCCAAGAACTCACCACCCTTACCATCTAATAACATTCGAAGTCCTTTATCCAAAAATTCAGCAACATAGGTTTGAAGTTTTTTAGATTTAATACTATTACCTGTTAGTTTTACTTTACCCTTATCTGTAAGAAGAGCATAGTTTTTACGAGCCACATTAATTGTTGAAGGCCAAACCCCATCAATATCTAATCCCATTTCACCTCTTAAAAATAAATCATTATATTCGGCAACATCCGCTTCTGCTCCAATATATTCCTTACCTTCTTTAACCAATCCATTCAATCCCTTTCCAATATACTTATATTCTTCTCTATCTTCTGGGGTTTCAAAGTTTACACCATCCGTGTCCATTACAAGTGGAACATAACCTCTTTTCATAAAGAACATAATCATCTGTCTTAAATATTGTCTACCCGTACAAGTAATCTGTTCACCCATATCGATATCACCCCATGGAAATACTTGTGGAGCTGATAATGAACCAAAGAATGCGTTGATAAAGATTTTAATTGGTAATTGTTTACGGTCATAAGAAATTGCAAGTTTAGGGTCAATAGACTTATATTCACTTGCTAAGTTCTTATATTTAATACGAGTATCACGGAAATACTTTAACATACTTTTCATCGCTCCTGTTACGTCACATTTAGGGAATACGTCGTGAACCAACTGAATAGATGGGTATAGTGAAGAGTAGTCAAGTTTCAATACGTTCTTAGAGAACCCAACCTGAACCAAACGAGAAAGTCCTCCTGTAAACTTTCTTTTTTCTAATTTTCTTGGTAATGCCAAGTTATGTTTATATGACCATGAGGACATAATCATTTTCCATAATGTTGCGGTCCCCATAGTTGAAAGTCTCTCATACGTTGTTGGTACAAGTTTAGACAACAAGAAGTTTGCTTGATTAAACTGCTCATCAACTATCATCGTTTCATAAAGGTCATCGTCCAAGTAGTCCTCAATAATTTTTGAACCCGTAACTAGTTTATAAACATCATCTCTTCTTTTACAGACCTCATCTATTTTTGAATCAAACCCAACTTTTTTGTAAGCTCCGTTTTCTTTGTTCATCCAATATTCAAGATTATCAAAATAGATTTTACCAATCTTATCCCCTTCAACATAAACGCGATTTGGTTTTTCCGCTTCAATAAATTTGGTAATATACTTCAAAGACCAACTCTTAATGTCTGAGTTAATCGCTTGTGCTCTACGAACTGCGTGAGCAATATCCACAATGTTATACCCCCACATCTGAGTCTGAACGTATGGTTCCATTTCGTTTGCTAACTTTAGGATACCATCTTTTTGTTTCAATGTGTAATCAGGATGTAAGGTCTTTGATATTTTTTTAATGTTTAAATTTAATATTTCCGCTCTTTTCAAAATAAACGGGAAGTCAAAGAATGCTGAGTTGTAACCCCCAATCAAAGATGGTTTTAACTCATCAATAGTCTTAAAGAAGTCGACAATCATTTGTCTTTCTTCATCTTCATTTTGTGCTGATAATAATTTTAGAAAACCACGATTGTCTTTCATCCCTATCAAGAATATCTTACTTGTTTTGGGGTCAAGACCTGTGGTCTCGATATCGAATACAAACCTGTGGATTTCATCGTATTCATCAAAACCTTTGAATAGTCTTTTACTTTTTTGAATTAAGTATTGTTCTACGGGTGATAATATTTGAATTGAGTCTGTATTATCTCTACCCCATGGGTCTAATCCACCACCCTTAAAGAAATTTACAAGATTAGAATATGACTTGGTTGTTTTAACTAAATACTTCAGTCCGTTTTCTAAACGTTCGTCATTGTGAGTATCAAGTTTTTCTATGATAATACCATTTTCACTCATCGCACGTTTTTGTGCGTGTTTGTCGTTCTTGTAAAAGTTTTTACCTTTCAAGTCACCAACCCAAGCAAATGGAATAAATGTGTCGGGGCGTAACAATTTGCCCTTAACGGGGTCTTGAATTACTTTATAAATCTTTGAGGATTTATAATCGTATTCGAGTGATACGATATATTTTTCGTCGTCTTCGCCTAATAGGAAGCGTTCAATTTCTTCTTGTGGAACCATATTTTATATTTTTTAGTTTTGGGTTATTGTTCTCACGAACTAAGTCGTGGTTTCCCTTCTTTAATAAATATAAAAATGAGTTGTGTTAATGTCAAATAATGTTGATATAAAGATTTTCTCTGATTGGGGTGATTAATTCACCGTTGTCCAAAGTAATAGAAAACTCACCTTTATACCTACCAACCCTATTAGTATCATTTGGTACCCATTTGTAGTAAATGTAATATTCTTGAGGTGAATCCGGATTTGACTTATCTTTTTCAACTAAATATGCATTTTTCATGGATATTTTTTGTGCACCATTACTTTCCAAAGTCATTGAAAATCTAATTCTTGCATTGTCAAGGATTGAGTAAAATTCTTTTGCAGAATCAGTCCTACCGTCAAAAACTACATCCATTTTCAGTATTGGTAATAATGAGTCTTTATTAATAAAAAATTCCATGTTTATTATTTTTAATAAATTAGTTATGGCCCAACAATCAAGGTCAGAATCCCAACGTTTGGACCAGTTCCCCAACTATAAGTATATGTCCCTACGGTAGCACCCAAAAGTGATAATGTTTTAGATGTGAAAGTCGACTGTGTTGTTAATGTTGAATTTGAAACGTAACCAGTTGGTAATATTAAATAATTACTTGCTGCAATAGTTTGGATACCCACCGCAACACCATTTCCTGTGTTTGCCTGTGTCAATGCTCCTAAACCAAAATTACTAGGTATAGTTAATGTTGGTCCTCCATATGCGCTTGAAGAAAGTGGTGTAACATTACCTTCCCCACAAAAGAAATTAGAGTTATTAGGTCTGACCGAACCAAGTAAAGTACCAGTGAATGAGGAAGTTAAATTAGTAGTATCAAAAGTACCAGTACCTGAAAGTATAACATCTTCCCCAAGTTCAAACAAACGCATAGTAAAAGTTGATGATGGGGCGACTGTTGGTGTAGGAGTCGGCGTAGGAGTTGGTGCTAATGGTGTTGCGGTTGGGGTTGACGTAGGTGTAGGTGTTGGAGGTATTGGCGTAGCAGTTGGAGTTGGTGTAGGTGTCGGTGGTATTGGTGTTGCAGTTGGTGTTGGTGTAGGTGTAGAAGACGGTGTAGGTGTCGGTGGTATTGGTGTTGCGGTTGGTGTTGCAGTTGGTGTTGGTGGTATTGGCGTAGCAGTTGGAGTTGACGTAGGCGTAGAAGATGGTGTAGGAGTTGGTGTTGGTGTTGGTGTAGATGTCGGACTTACGGTCGGAGTTGGTGTTGGTGTCGTTGGGGTTAAACAATTTGGGCACCAGTAATTGAAAAGTTGATATTGTTGTTCTAAAATTCTGAAGTTATGTTGAATTGATGGTGAACCTAATGGTTCAGTATACATTCTGAATTGTGAAATTCCTCCCATAAAAGTTCCACCAAAATTTTGTTCTAAAAGTATGTCAGTACTTAATCCACTGTATGTTGTTGCGGATAAAATATTATTTGGAAACAACTCAGGGTCTTGTTGGTACGGTCCGTATGGTAAAGTACTTGAAGAAAAAATCAAATGGTCATGCAATCCTTGAGTGCCGCCACCAAATGAAATGTTAAAAGGAACACCTATTTGTTTTTCTTTTTCGGTATTAAGCTCTCTTGGGATTATCTCCTCAAAATTCTCAATTATTAAAAATAAATAACCATTAGCGTAAATTTTTAGTCTACCTAATCTATACCATGTTTCATCAAACCATTTATTATCGAATCTTACTTTGAATACCTTATTTTCTTTTGTTCCTCCAGAGTGTGTCTCAGGTGGCATAATTAAATTATAGGTCGTACCATTTATAGAAGACTGATAAGTTTCAACCCTTAAATCGTTCAATCCCCCTAAATTTAGTAAATCACAATCCTCCATAGATGTGTACCTCTCAAATACAGTACTAACCATTACCCATCTATCTTGAGTTATTGCTGTACATATGTAGTCACACACATCGTATATTGGTTCGGTACAAACTTCAGTTATAGTATATCCAGTTTGGAAAGTCACACCTGTTGTTTCACAAGACCCTGTAGTT